GCGTGCCGGGCGGGCTGGTGTCGTGGCCGACGGCGCAGCGCCTCTTCGACCCGCTGGCGCTCGCGCTGTCCATTGTGGAGAGCGCGCCGCTCGCCGGGCTGGCCTACGCGCTGGCCAGCCTCCTGCATCGGCTGGCCGAGCAGCCCGACGCAGCGTCCGCGCCGGTCTGGGGTGGCTCCACGGTGGTCTACGCGGCCCGCGAGCAGGAGGTATACCCGGCGCCGGTGGCCGTAACGCTAGGGGCACGCTCAGAGGCAGCGCAAGCCAGCCCAGAGGCTTACAAGGCACCGCGCGCCTATGCCTGCCCACACTGTGGCGAGACGCTTACGGCGGGCCAGTACGGGGCCGCCAAGAAGCATGGCCACTGCCGTAGCTGCAAGCCCAGCTAGCCCCGCCCCTCGCCTTCGGCGGGATGGATGGATGGGCCGCCCCTGGTCTCACACGAGGCCGGGGGCGGCCTTTTTGCGTTGCGCCAGCACTGCGCGCTACGTCGCCGTGGCCGTGCCCCCGCCGGGCGCCACGGCCGAGCCCGCCGCGTGGGGCAGCATTGGCGGCGGCGGCGGGAGCTGGGGACCGTAGGAAGAGCGAAGCCGCCCCCGATCCTCGACGAGGATCGGGGGCGGCTTTTTTTTGTGCGTCTCTAAACTCGCCTAAAATTGATTGTTGACTTTTTCAAATTAGGGTGTACATTGAAATCAGACGAAATCAATCTTAGCTCACAGGAGACACGACAATGCGGCGCAAGGAAACAACGAACCTCGCGGGAATGCCAGAGATCCGAGTGCAGTTCCACGCCCCGGCCGTGAACGAATACCGCAACCTGACGGTGTGGCTGGTGGACGCGGACGACGCGGAGGCGTGGGGCCTGGCCGAGGGCGCGTGGGCCTACGCATGGAAGGGCCGTGATGCAAGCGGTGGCTACGCAAGCGCCGAGGCCGCCGAGGCTGCGGGCGTGGCTGAGGGGGCGCAGCGCTGGCCGGGCCTGCGGCCGGCGACCGGCGATGAAGGGGCCTACGCATCGGTGAACGTCATTGACGAGTCGGGGAGGTAGTATGGCGCGAGACAGCGACGGTCGGGCGTCCAACGGCGGCGCCCGGCCGGGGGCCGGAAGGCTTCCGACATCGATCCCGATCTCCGGCCCTGGCATCATCTACCTGCGCGAGCTGACCCGCTCGCGGCTGGGGCGGCAGGAAGTCACCCGCAACGAGATGGGCGCGACGATGGAAGAGCTGTTGGGCAGCGAAGACAAGGAGACGACGGCGATGAGCACTGAACAACTTTTCAGGGTGGAGTGGAACTGCTGGAGATACGGGGAGAGCGAAGAGAGTGGCCACGATCCAAAACTTCGGAGCGGGGAGATTGTGACGGAGGTCGGCCCGAGGTCGGGCGACTCAACGTACGTTAAAACACGGGACGGCGCGATCGAGTCCGTTCTTATCTCGTTTCTCGTCCGGCTGCGGACGAAAGTAACCGACGCCTAAGCACTTGAGTAAGCAAAGGAGAGACAGAGATGACAGAGCAGGAAGTCCAGGCCCTGTACGCGAAGTACGGGGTAACGCCCCCGTCGCAGTTCACGATCGCCCAGCTCGCCGCGTGGGGCGAAGAGCGCCTACGGGCGAACGCCCATGAGCGGGCCTTGCGGGAGAATCCGGGGTACCGTGCCTCCGATGAGGCGCGGCGATATCTGAAGATGCGCCGCGCCTAGTCCCCGCCCGCCCCTGACGCGCACACAAAAACGCCCCCCGATCCTCGACGAGGATCGGGGGGCGTTTTTTTGTGTGCGCGCTACACGTCGGCGCGCATCCAGTCGAGCGCCGCGTAGGCGGGATGGATGGATGGGCCGCCCCTGGCCTCACACGAGGCCAGGGGCGGCCTTTTTGCGTTGCGCCAGCACTGCGCGCTTCATCGCCGTCGCCGTGTCCCCGCCGGGCGCCACGGCCGAGCCCGAGCACTGGGGCGCGATCGGCGGCGGCGGGGGCAGCTGGGGACCGTAGACCGATGTGTGCGCGCACACGCCCCCCGATCAGCAGTGCCGGTCGGGGGGCGTTTTTGTGCTCAGCGCGCGAGCGCGGGTAGCCAGACTACCGGCCCACGCACCTGGGCCACGCCCGCGCCGGCGACAGCCCCGCTCAGCGCGTAGACTCTGACCTCCACCGTCTCGCCCTGGCGCACGACCGCGTGGATGTCAACCGATCCCGGCCCCTGCTGGTAGCTCGCCTCCCAGGCGTGGCGGGTACAGCCCAGCAGGCGATCGGGCGCGCGGGCGGACACGCAGGCGAATGCCTGGCCGACGGGGGCGGGCCAGGTGACGACCAGCGCGCCGCCGCTGAGCTCGGCCGCCACCGCGAGCGGGGATGATGGGGCGGGCTGGGCGGTGGTCGAGGCCGGAGCCGCCACGAGCAGGAGGGCGAGGAGTAAACGCTTCATGATATTCCTATGATGCTCTCGACGACGAATCGCACCTGCTCGGTATAGGGGCTGTCGGCCCCGAGCAGACTATCGCCATAGGTGCCGGTGAGGGCCAGCAGGCGCGGCACGTAGCGCCGGCCGCTTTCGCGCGAGAGGACTTGCAGATCATCGCCGTGCAGCACGATCAGCATCGACTCTGCGAGCGGGCTGACGGCCGCGGCCGACCGGCCGTTGATCACCGTTCCGTCCTCAGCCGTCAGGGTATAGGTGAGCGCGGTGGGCGTGACGGCCACCCCGGCGCTGTCGGTGATCACCACGGTGATCCCCGCCGATCCGCGCTCTTTGGCCTGGCCTGCCAGGGTGATCATAGACGCCTCCTCATGCGGGCAGCTCCAGGGCTGCGGTGGTGCGAGGGGTGACGAGGTCGGCCGCGGCCGATGGGCCGATCAGGGCGGCCGATAGGGCGAGCGGGCCGACGAAGAAGATCGCGCCGCCCACGACGGTTGGGCCGCGAGCGATGAGCACGACGACCGCCGCGCCCGGGCTAACGCCTAGGCTTCCGGCCACCACGCTCAGCCCCTGGCCCGAGAGCGTCGCCAGCGCGGCCCCAGGGGCGAGCCCCAGGCCGCCCAGGATGATCGCTGTCGGCCCCTGCGCGGTGAGCGCGGCCACCCCCGCCCCGGCTGTGAGCGTGACGCCGCCCCCGAGCACTGTCAGGCCCTGGGGCGACAGGGCGGCTGTGACCGCGCCGACAGCCAGCGCGAGCGACCCGGCGACGGTCGTCAGCCCCTGCCCGCTCAGACTTGCCGAGGCCGCCCCAGGCGCGAGCGCGAGGCTACCCGCGATCACGTTCGGCCCCTGGCCGCTCAGGGCCGCCAGCGACGCGCCGGGGCTGATGCTCAGGGCGCCGAGTACCGCCGCCGATCCCTGTCCCGACAGGGCCGCAAGCGCGGCGCCCAGGTCGATCGCCACGTCGCCGCCCGCCTGCACCGTCGGCCCCTGCCCCGAGAGCGCGGCCCCCGCCTGGCCAGGGCTGACGCTCAGACTGCCCAGGACGACCGTCGACCCCTGGCCGCTCAGTGCGGCGCTCGCGGCCCCAGGCGACGGTGTGAGGCTGCCCAGGACCACAGCGAGCCCCTGCCCGCTCAGGGCCGCCGCTGCGTGGCTCAGGGCCAGCGTGAGGCTCCCCAGGAGCGTGGCCGGCCCCTGGCCACTGAGGCTGGCCAGGGCGGCGCCTGGCGCGATGCTCAGGCCACCCAGGATGACCGCAGTCGGCCCCTGGCCGCTGAGCGCGGCCTGCGCCTGGCCGGGGCTCAGGCTGAGCGACCCGGCGATCACCGCCGTCGGACCCTGTCCCGACAGGGCCGCGAGCGATGCGCCGGGGCTGATCGTGAGGCTGCCCAGGACGATCGCCGTTGGCCCCTGGCCTGACAGGGTGGCGGTTGTGCTGCCGGGGGTGACGGTAATGTCACCCCCGGCCGCCGGGATGATCGGGATGACCACCCCGCGCGCCCAGCGCAGCGGCGGCCCGTCCTCGTCCGTCAGCGTCCCGCCCGCGGTCAGCGGCCGGTTGTTGCCGCTGTGATCGTGCAGCCGCTCGGTCCCAGGCAGCAGCGGGTACCAGGCGTTGAGGTTCGCCCAGCGCGCCGGGCGGGCGCTGCGCATCTCGCGGGCGATCTCGGCCGCGGTGAGCGCGACATCCCAGATCTTAACGGCTGCGATGCAGCCGTTGAGCCAGTCCGCATCAACGGTCGTGCCGAGATAGATGACCGCGGCGGGCGTGGCATTGTAGGTGCCCGTGATGTCGAGCACCGCGTCCTTATAGGCCAGGACGCTCGTACCGTTTGAAACGAGCGCCAGATGGTACCAGCGCCCGACCACGAGCGCAGAGCCTGAAGTGTCGGCGCTGTTATCGTACAGTGACAGCGTCGTGCCGTCGCTGCCCGTCTGGAGCACGTTCGACCCACCCGCGTTGCCGTAGGTAAAAAACGTCGAGAAGGCATTCCGATCGGTCGTGATCTTGACCCAGCCCGCGATCGTGTAGCTCGTGGCCGGGGGGAGGCCAGTCGTTCGGGAGAGCGCATCGGCGCTGGCATCGAGCCTGACGGCCATAGCGATTTCCTACGCCTGGAGGCGGATCGGGAGAATCTTCAGCACGTTGCTCGACGACGCGAACGCGACGGCCGCCCGGTTGACGATGAGAAGCTTCAGCTTGCTGGGCGGCATGCGAATGAGTGGTTCCGCGCTGCCGTAGCCGCCCGCGCCGAGGATGAGGCGCTGCGCTGTCGTCTGGGCGCGAGCCACCACAAACGAGCCGACCAGCGTGGCGCTGCCCTGGGTGGCGGCGCTGGCGCCGGTCGTGCCCTCCGCATAGTTGGTGCCGTCCATGGCGGTCAGCAGGTGCACGTCGACCAAGGCGCCGACGGCGGGATTACTGGCGAACCCGACGAGCAGCTCCAGGCTGCCCCAGAGGTAGAGCGCGGTTGAGCCGCTGTTGTCGAACTCATCGCTCAGCGCGCCGGCGTTGGCGGCCAGGCTGTTGAGCGCGGTGGTGGCGATGCTGGTGAGCGTGCCTGCTTCGAGCTTTTGACTGGCCATGTCTTACCCCGTCTTCCAGTCTTTGCTGCCCAGGATCTTCACGTTCATCGGCGCGTAGCCCTGGGCAAGATGTAGCAGCTCGATGCACCAGCCGCGCACGATCTCCAATGCCTCTTTGCGTACGGCGAGCAGCTCGGCGTCGGCCGGGTCGTTGGGGTTGAAGGCCGTGTAGGCCCGCTGGGCAATCTCCCAGATATCCCGCTCGGCGCTGCCCGCTGCGGCGATGAGCGCACCTGCTTTGTCGACATACATCGTGAGGCTGGGCGGGTGCCCCTGGCCGTTGAGCACAGCCTGGATGTGGGCGATGGCCGCCGGGTAGGCGGCGTCGGCGTCGACCGCGTAGCCGGGCACCGGCGCGGCGTCACCCTCGGCGCTCATACCCAACGCGTCGAGGCCGCGGCCCTGGAAGTCGTAGGGGGTGACATACTGCATGATCTGCATTGCGTGATCCTTCTTGCGTGTCTCGGCGGCGTCAGGTGAGCCGCGCTTCGGCGTTCTGGAGGGTGAGTGTTTGGCCTACGCTCACCGTGCGGGCGCTGGTGAGGTCCCAGCCGATCTCAACCTGACGGCTGCCCACCGTGCCCTCATTGGTCGTGAGCACCGCCCAGGAGGCGCCGCTGCCCGAGCCCGGCAGCGAGCCGCCCGAGGCAGTCCACACCAGATCGCGCAGCTGCACAAACGCATAATCGTTCGTATCGTCCTCGGTATACACGTCCATATCGGTGGCGCCTGGCGTCAGGCTGATCCCGCCGGAGGTGTAGCCGTTGCCTGCGGCGATCTCGGTGAGCTCGCTCAGGGTGTTCGTGTCCGCCGTGGGGGCGGCGGCGGCGGTGCAGAGCGCAACATAGTAGGCGGCCGGGGCGCTCACCCCGCGATAGCTGCGGCCGAGCGTGTTGTACTTCCCGCGGTTGGTGGCGACATTGGCCATGGCAGGGCTCCTTAGCTGGGGATGAGGCCCTGCGCGATCAGCACGTCGAGCAGGGGCAGCGGGGTCTCTGGCACGACCGACGCGCGGCCGGTCATGCCGTCGTAGGTCATCTCCGAGACGGTAAACGAGCGGATGCGGTCCACGAACGTCCCGGCGCTCAGAGCTGGCAGGTTGCGGATGACGATCGTGTCGCCGGGCCGCACCCGGTCGCCGGACACGATCGCCCCGTTGGCGGTTTCGATCTGGCGGATGCCGATGCTGGCCGCCGGCTGCGGGTCAGCCCGGTCAGACAGCGCCAGGTCGCGGATGCGCGCAGCCAGCGTCGCATTGGAGGTCTTCGCCGCCACCGTGCCAACCCGGATCAGGCCGTAGTCGGCCTGGCTGAGCGGGTCGTTGGCCACGGCGGTGCGCCGGGCGCGCTCGCTGGCCGGGTCGTCGTAGGTGGCGTACACGCGGTTTTCGACCGCTGAGATCGGTCGCTCCAGCTCCATATTCTCCAGGCGCACGTACCAGGTGCGGGCCGCGCTGCCCTTCGGCCGGAAAAACAGCCGCCGAAACTCATCCACCCCGGTCTCGATCTGCCCGCCCGCCCCGTCGCCGCGCGCGGCCAGGTCGTCGAGCACGTCGGCCGGCAGCGCGTCTTCATAGACGGCGTCGGTGAGATCCATGGTAGTGGGTGCGATCGGGGTGAGGTCGTCGACGATCGTCCCGCTGTTGAGTGCCACCGCCTCGGCGCGGAGGGCGGTGGCGATGGTCGAGCCAAGCAGGCGGTGGCCCTGCACGGCCAGGCCGCTGAGCTTGTTCCAGGTGAGGTCGGCGATCACCAGGTGGGTGGCGTCGGTGATGCTGACGACCGTCACCATCTGGCTGTCGACGTTGCCACTGTCGATGACGAGCTGCTGGCCGACGTACATCCCCGCCGTGCTGCCCACGGTGAGCGTGACGTTGGTTCCACCGACCGCGTTGGCGGTGAGGGTGGTATTGATCCGGTTGGTCGTGTCGCTGACCACGCGCAGGTCGCTCACGCGGATGTTTCCCACGCCATCCTCTGCGCTGTTGGTGATGGGGCTTCCGCTGCTGTTATAGAGATAGAACTCCAGCTTCTGCGCGCTGGCAAACGTGAGGTGGTAGGCGCGCGTCCCGCCGGTCGCCCCGGGGACGTACGAAACAATGGCGGTTGCGCTGCCCCACGCGGCATCGAGCGTGATGAAGCCGAGCTCGAACCCCGCCGGCAGGGCGTAGGTCAGGGTGAACTGGGCCCCCGTGGCGCCCCGGCTGCCCTGATCGGGCAACTCCAGCACGAGCGAGCCGATGCGCGCCGACGTGGGGTAGGTGATGCCCTTCTTCAGGCCGATGAACAGCCGATTGTTCGTATCGGTGATCCAGGCCGTGCTATCCCGGATGGCGATGTCCTGCGGCGTGGTCGGTCGCCAGGTGTCATAGCGCGTTGAGCTCCACAGGGCCGTGTGTCGCCCGTCGCGCAGCGCCTGCCAGTTGCCGAGTGCCCGCACGGTGAGCTGCGTGCCGCTGCCGTCCATGCGGATGCTTGCCGTATCCAGGCGGCCAGACCAGAGGACCTGGCCGCCGCGCAGGGCGACGACGAAGGGCGCGCGGCGGGCGCGGTAGAGCGCGAAGATCGCGGCGGCCCGGCGCGGCGCGCTGATGGTGAGCGCGCGCGCGCCGTGGGGGCCATAGTCCCAGCTCGCCTCCGTGGCGATGTCGCCGAGCATGGCGGCGATCGACCCGCCGTCCACAATGGCCAGGGTGATCGGCTGCATGGTTACTCCAGGGAGAGGTAGGCTTTGTAGCGCCGGGCCGTGGCGGTGATGTTCACGGCGCTCCCGCCCGACTGCGGGCGCCAGCTGGGCGGGCTGCCCGTCGGGCCGCCGAGGAAGAAAGGCAGCACCGCGATCGTGGCCCCCTTCATCTGGAGATAGCCGTCGGCGGGCAGGATCGGGTCGTCGCCCAGCGTGCCGTTGCTGCGGTAGAGGAAGGGCGCCAGGTCGCCCCATGGCGCGCTGTAGTCGGGCCGCCCCACGATCGGCGACGGGTAGGCGAGCGGCTCGTTGCGCACAGTGAGCGGGCCGGCGATCCCCGCGCTGCCGCCGGCGCCCTGGCCCGCCCCGTAGGGCAGGTAGATCGCCGCGCTGGCCGGCCCCTCGTCGGCGTGCACGACCACCGTGTCGATGCGCAGCTGGTTTGAGGCGTGGGTCGCCCCGGTCGTCAGGCGAAGGAAGAGCTTATCCATCGCCGTAATCCCGCCGTCGAAGCGACCCAGGTAGACCACGTCGCGCCGCCCGGCCTTGATCGTCACCGTCTCGCCATTCACGAACACGCTGGTGGTGCTGCTCGTGCTGATATCCTTGCGCAGCCGGGCCTGGATAAAGAAGTCCTGGCCCTTCGCCTCCACCATCGCGTACACGTCGACGGCGCGAGCCGGGTTGGTGATCGTCAGGTCCGAGGTGTCGGTAAGCTGGGTCGTCGCCGGCAAGTAGCGCAGGTAGGCGCCGTTCAGCGCTGGCGTATCGGCCACGCTGGACAGGTCGAATCCGGTGCAGGTATCCACGTTGAGGATGCTGAACGCCGTAGCCGCCGCGCCGACGAGCACGAACCCGCGCGGCACACCCGCGCTGGAGCCGGCCGCGAAGGACAGCGTCAGCCCGTAGGGGCTCCACGTCGGGTGCGCAGTGGCGAACGTAACGGTCAGCACCGACGACCCCGTGCCCGCGCTGCTGGCCGCCTGCTCATACGTCGGGTTGAGCCAGGCCCCGCGGCGCGCGATGGTGAGGTCGAAGGGCGGGACGCCGCCGGCCCCCAGGAGGCGCGTGAACTGCGCGCCAACCTTGGGCAGCGCCCCGCCGAGCACGGCCGCCTCCAGGATCACGCCCTCGGCCAGCCGCGAGTCGGCGATGCGCGCGCGCAGGCGCACGGCCGTCGCCGAGGGGTCGCCGAGCGCCCAGCGGCGGGCCTGCTCCAGCAGGCCGCGGATCGCGTTGAGCGCCGCGCCCGGGTTATCCGACGGGCCGCAGATCACCGCGATGCTCAGCTCCTCCTCGGTATCCTCCCATGCGCCGCGTCCGGTCAGTTCGCTGGCCGTCGGGGCGGCCACGGCCGGCGCCCAGCCGTCCTGCTCGATGCGCACCATGCCGGTGAGTAAATCGATCGTCGTCGTGCCGTCGGTGAGTTGGAGGGTCTGCGGGGTCGCCATCATGTCTCCTAGCCCTGGGATCGGGCCTTGGCCATGCGGCCGGTCGTCTGCTGTACGTCCTGGACCTCGACACGCACCAGGTTGCGCAGCCAGGACTCGGCGCCGGGGGCGTAGCGCACCGTCACATCGGCCGAGGCCTGCGCCGCCGCGCCGCCGCTGGCCAGGACCGCTCCGCCCGCGTCGAGGCCGCCCAGCGCACCATCGAGCGTTGGGCGGAGCGAGAGGCTCGCGCCATCGATGCCGGCCTGGAAGTTCGCCACCAGCGCCGCGCCGCGCTTGCCCAGCCCGCGCAGGGGGCTGCTGGGGTCCTTGGGCTCGGAGCCGGGCAGCATATCGGCCAGCTCCTGAAGCTTGTCACGGGCCTCATCGATCAGGCCGCCGATCGTGTTCATGATCCCGTCTTTGAGGTTGTTGATCAGGGCCGCGCCGGCGTCGAGGAAGCGCTGCCCCATCCCGGTGAGCGTGCTGATGATGCCGTCGAGGGCGCCCTGCACCGCGCCGGTGATCCCGTCCCAGGTGTTCTGGGCCGCCGTCCGGAGCCCGGCCAGGTTGTTTGACCAGATGGTCATGATTGCGCCGGTGGTGTTGGAGACGATGCCCTGCACCGTGCTGAGCACCGTGGCGACGACGCCCTGGATCGCCGTCCACGCGCCGCTCCAGTCGCCGCGCAGCACGGCCAGCACCGTGGTGATGATGCCCTGGATGATGGCCAGGGCCCCGCTGATCAGGGTGCGGATGTTGGCCCAGGCTGCGCCGAGCACGGCCTGGATGTCGGCGCCGTGGGCGGCGATGAAGCCGCCGATCGTGGTCAGGATGGGGATGATCGTCGCCTGAAGGATGGCCAACACCCCGCTCACGATCGCGCTGATCTGGTTCCAGGCCTCGGTTGCGGCGGCCTGGATCTCGGCGCCGTGGGCCGCCCAGAAGGCCGAGAGCTGGGCCAGGATCGGCCCGACGATGCCCATGATGCCGGCCATCACGCCCTCAACCATGGCGCGCGTCTGCTCGAAGACGGCGCCCCACTGGCCCAGGCTGGCCGTGCCCTCGCCGGCCAGCAGCCCCGAGATGAAGCTCACCACGCCCTGGATGGCCGGGCCGATGAAGGCCACCACGGCGGCGATCCCGGCCTGGAGCTGCGCGAAGCCGTCGAGCACCACGGGCATGGCCACGTTGGCCAGGTCGAGCATTGCCGTGCCGATCGGCATGATGGTCAGCAGCAGCTGGCGCCAGATCGTATCCCAGACGCTCTGGAGGTTGCCGTACTTGGCGTTGAGGCTGTCGGTGCTGCCCGCCATGTCAGCGAGCGAGGCGGCCGACATATCGATGCCAAGGATCGCCGAGGCGCCCGCGTCCTCCCACTGCGTGCCGAAGATGGCCGCGCCGGCCGTGTTCTGGTAGACCGCGTCGTCCATCTGCCCGAGCCCAGCGATGGCGATCTGCTGGGCGTCGGCCACCGAGAGCGTGCCCGCCTCGATGCCGCCCAGGATGAGCGAGCTGTAGGCGGTCGAGAAGTCGGTCGCGCCCTGCTCAACCCCCAGCGCGAGATCGGCGGGCACCTGCACCCCGATCTCGGCGGCCTTCTGGCGCAGCAGGTCGAGCGCCTCCACGCCGCGCGTGGCCCCGCCGAACTCCAGCGCCTTCGCTTGGCTGTCCCCGATCGCGGCGAAGGCATTCACGACATCGTCGCTCATGCCCATGATGCGCAGGCGGCTTTCCTTAAAGGCGTCCGATATCTTATCGGTGCCCAGCACGCCGCCCTGAAGCCCCGACTGGAGCACGCTGAAGAACTGCTCGGCATCCGCGCCGCCCTCGCCGAACTGCACACTGTACTCGCCGACGGTGTCGAGGAAGTCGCCCGAGCTGTCCAACCCGCTCTGGAAGCCCTTGGTGACGAAGTCGAGGGCCTCCTGGCTGGAGAGGCCGAAGGTCTTCATCAGGGTGTTGACCGCGTTGGTGCTCTCGGCCACGTCCACCCCGAAGGTGTCACGCAGGGCCAGGGCGCCCTCGGTCACGTGGGCCAGGTCCTCGTCGGCCAGGCCCTTCACCTGCTGACGCACGGCCACCAGCGAGGCCGTGGCGTCCTCCACGCTGCTGCCCCAGTTGTTGCCAAAGACATCCAGCGCCACGTCGGTGAGCGCCTCGGCCTCCTCGCGGGTCGTGCCGAGCTGGGCCTGGATGTCGTTGGTCGCCTGGTTGGCCTGCGAGGCCATATCCACGGCCGCCGCGCCGATGCCGACGATCGCGCCGGCGGCCAGCACGCCGGCGCCGGCCAGCGCCCCCGAGAGCACGTTGGAGAGGCCGCCGGCAATGTCGGCGGCCTGGCCCTCGGTCTCGCCCTTGGCCGCGTCGAGGCCCTCGCGCAGCCCGGCGAGATCGACCTCAGTCCCAAGCGAGAGGCTACCCAGCTCGTCGGCCATCTAGGGGGCCTCCATTCGCACGACGTGCACGCCCTGGGACGCGAACCAGGCGGCCGCGGCCGCGGGGTCGCGGGCGACAAGCGGCGTGGGGACGCGCGGGATGATGCCCTGCGGCTCGGTGGCGGCGCGCAGCTGCTGAAAGAAGGCGCGGCGGTCACCGTCCTTCAGGTGCGGGGCGACGGCGGCCGTAGCGGTGCGCCGCAGGTCCTCAGCCTCGACGGCCGCGAGCTCGCTCGTGAGCGCCTCGATCGCCCAGAGCGGGGCCGTGATCACGCCGACCCCGTAGGCGCGGACGAGTCGGGCGAGGGTCTGCTCGGCGGTGTAGGCGCGCCCGCCCCCTGCACCGCCGCCGTTTCCCCCGGCGGTGGCGCGGGCTGCTGGGCGTTCCACCACTCGATCAGCTTCCACTTCAGCGTGAAGCCCACGCCCGCCCAGGTGGCCAGCGGGACGGTGGGGATGAGCAAGAAAAGCAGGGCTTCGAGGGTGCGCTCGGCGTCGGAGGCGCCCTGGGCCAGGGCGGCCAGGCTCTGCTCGCTCTGCGGGTCGACTCGCTCCATGCCGAGCCGGGCCTGGGCGACCTGGGCGGTGCGCAGCAGATCGGCGGCCCGGACCAGGTCGGGCAGGTCGAGCATGGCCCGTGTCTTCATGGCGTGGGGGCGTCCCGCATCATCGCGGAAGGTGAGCGGGACAGGGACCAGGCCGACGATGGAGAACTCTGCGCTCATAGGACTCCTGGGGATGGACGGATGGGGATGGGGCGGCCTAGCTGGTGGCAACGCTCGACCAGCCCAGCTCTTTTCCGCTGGTCTGGGTGTCGTCCTCAAGGGCGACATAGACCACATCGACGGCGTCGCGGGCAGTCTTCGAACGCACGCGGGAGCCCTCACCCTCGAAGACGCCGCGCGGGATGTAGGTCTGGCCCGGGTAGGCGCCGTAGGGGCTGTCGGCCGCGCCTTTGAAGAGCAGCGCATACTCGTTGAGCGCAAATCCCTTCTTCACGTTAAGTTGCTTGATGCCCGCGCCCGTGGTGACCGCCGAGACGGTGGCCTTGATGCGCGCCAGGTTCTCTAAAGTCATATCGACCACACGAAACATGACCTTGACATCCTCCTGCGGGCGCACGCCCTTGACCGGGCCCTGGTGGCAGTTATCGTAGAAGTAGGTGATCGGCCCGGTCTCCTCGACCGTCTGGTCCTCCTCGGTGCAGCCGAGCTCGACCCAGCTGGCGCCGGGGGTGGTGCCCACCGCCGGCTCGGCCGTCGAGGCCGCGGCGATGTAGATCGTAACGGTGCCCACGAGCTGGGCGTAGGGCGTATTCGCGGCCATAGCGGCTCCTTACGGGGTGAGCGCCGTCCGGGCGACGGCGACGCGGAGAGTCAGGCGCAGGGTGTCGACGCGGGTGTCGGGGTCCTGCTCAGCAAACGGTCCCTCGGCTGGCCAGAGCCAGAAGACCAGCGCCGTCCGGCCGTCGTCCAGGACGACCGTGGCGCGCGTAAACGAGCGGGCGATGGTGGTGAGCCGGCGCCACACCCGCGAGGCCTCCAGGGGCGTCTCGCCGTAGCAGCGGGCCGCCAGGCGTACCCGCTCCTGGGCGGCGTCGACGCAGTTGATCGGGTCCGGGTCCCCGTCGGCTCCCTCGTAGCTCAGGGCCAGGGCCTTGGCCGGCGTCGGCCAGCCGGGCGTGGTGCCGTCGCGGTCGTCGCCCAGGGCGAAGCGGTGCTTGCTGGCGATGCGGTCGCTCACCAGGTCGGAAAGCGGCACATCGGTGCGCAGATAGGCGATGATCGCCTCAAGCGCGTCTACCGGCTCCTCAACCATCGCTCAGTGCCTCCCGGATCGCCCGCCCGATAATATCCAGTCCGCGCGGCTTCACCCGCTCCAGGCCCTTCCGCATATAGCCGTAGCGCCGCTCGATCGGCCGGGCGTAGGGGACGCCCTTCACCGCCACCCGCCCGCGCGCCCGCGTGTCGCTGATGGACTGGCCCGGCTCGCCGACGATCGCCCGCTGCAGCGTGCCGGTGAGCTTGCCGTGGCCCGGGTAGAGCTGCTGCTTGGCCTCGCCCTCGACGCGCAGGTCGAACTCACTCAGCCCCTTGACGGCCCCGCGCATGGCCTTTGCCAGCAGCGCCGGCCCCTGCCAGGTCAGCTGGTACGTCGGCATCGGCGGCCTCCCGCTCCTTCAGATACTCCAGCAGCGCCTCCAGGTCGACGTACACGCGCCCGCCCACGCTGACGCGCGGGAGGCTATCCAGATCCTTACGACGCACGGGCATAGGGGCCTCCTTGGCGCTCCAGCTGGTAGCTGCGGTGGCGCACGCTGGCCGCCCGGCGCGGCAGCGCGCTCTCGATGCGGAACGGGCCGGCGTCGATGATCGCGCCGCCCTGCTCCATCACCGTGTGGATGCGGTCGTCCTGGCGCACGTCGACATCGCCGGGGATGATCAGCAGGTAGCTGGTGACGACGGGCCGCTCGGCCAGCGCGCCGTCAGGCACGCGCTGGGTTTTGATCACGAGGCGACAGGGCACGTCGGCCAGGTGTGGGGCGTAGCACGTCGTGGCGTTCTGGTAGCCGTCGAGGGTGCGCACGGGGCGCTCGACAGTACAGTGGTGGTGGCAGTGCGCCTCGACGCCCACGCTAGACCCGCACCGCGAACAGGTTGGTGTTGGCCGAGACGGTGACGAGCAACCTCCCCAGCGCATCGTTGTAGATCGCTGGCGGGAAGGGGCCGAACACATACTGCTTGGCGGCCACCAGGGCGTTCACCAGGTCGGTGATCGACAGGGTGTCGACGGTGCCCGGCGTCTGCACCGTGAGGTTGCCGCCCGCGCCGCAGAGGGCGACGAGCACCACCCGCCCGTTGTTGGGGATGTAGTAGTTGTTGCCGCTGACAGCGGCGATCAGATTGTCGGTGTAGTTCGGCGCCGAGGCCACCAGGCGCGCGGCATCGTATACGGTCATGGTGATGTCGGCCATACAGGGCTCCTTACACGCTCATAAACATCAGGCGCCGGTAGATGCTGGCCCGGGCCGCCTCCCAGCTCGTGGGGGCCGTGTAGCTGTACTCGCCGGCCACGCTCTCGGCCTGCATCGCCGTGCGCTGGATGGCGAGCCGCACCAGGTCGATAAGCGCCGCCCGCCGATCGTCGCGGTCGTCGGCGGGCACGTAGACCACCGTCACCGCGCCCCAGCGCCCGCCGCAGATGCGGCCCTGATCGGCGTAGAGCGTGGCGCCCAGGCTGGCCCAGGCCGCCCCGCCCACGCTGACCACGCTCGCGACCGGGCGCGGCAGAAAGAGCTCGCCGCCACACCCGTCGATCGTGGCGGTCACGCTGCTGGCCCCGTCGCCGTGCGGGCCGAACTTGGCGATCAGCATGGCCTCCTCACGGTCGATCACCGCGCCGAGCTGGGTGTCGTCCAGGTCGGTGGCGATAAGCGCGCGGGCGGTGGCGACGGGCAGCAGGGTAGACATGGGCTAGTCCTCAGCCGGGGGCGGGGTGGTATCGCTGTCGGGCGCGGGGGCCTTTGTCTCGGCCGGGGCCTTGACTTTGTTCTTGGGCTGGGGCTTGCTCGCCGGGGGCGGGGCCTCCTCGGCCGGCGCGGGCTCGACGATGAGGCCGAGGGCCTGGGCGCGCTCATAGGGCAGCGCGCCGCCGGCCGGCACGAGCAGGGTGGCGCGCGTGGGGTCGTCGGCCTCAACGACGGCGCCGGCCTTGTCCAGGTAGAGCCGCCGATCGGCGGTCCAGATGTTTCGTGGTGCCATGAGGTTCTCCGGGGGTCATTGCCGTGGCGCATCGCCTACGGCGCGACGATGCCAGCGGCGCGCAGGGCCGTCAGGATGGCGTTGACCTTCGTGGCCAGGTCCTGAAAGTTGTTGTTGAGCGTGGCCTGGCTGAAGGCCGCGCCCACATCGGCAACGGTGTTGTCGGCCGTGCCGCTGGCCGCAGTCAGGCTGACGATCGCCGTCTGTGGAATGGCGGTCAGCACGGTCTTCAGCTCTGCCATCGCGCTCGCCTCGCGAGCGGCGCCGGCGTTCGTGTTCTGATAGGGCATCGGTCAACTCCTTTCGGGCCGAGGTGTGCGCGCACACCTACAGGCTAGGCCTCGGCGGTCCAGGTGCCGGTGTAGTAGTTGGCCTCCCATACGCCGGCCTTGACACACTCCAGCTCGACGCCCTCGCCAACGGCGTCGGCGGTGAGGTACTTCCCGGCGGCGCCCTGGGCGCCCGTGCTGGGCAGCGCGATCGTCTGCGTGCCGTTGGGGTCGATCCGTAATTCCTGGGCCACCTTGACCTTGAAACGAAACCACTGGCCGACGGTGGCCGCCGGCAGGGCGAACGTGATGGCGCCGGCGGCGCCCTCGTTGGTGAAGGTCTTGCCGTTGTCCGTGTCCGCGATTACGGTGTAGTTGGCGGTCTTCGCGTCCACCGTGCGCAGGGCCCGGCCGTTGAGTGTGCTGCTCATAGACTCCTCACAGGGGTAAAGGGGCGGGCGATCCCGCCCCTTGACTTTTTCTCAACGAACCCGTTAGGCGGTGAGGTCGGCCTCGACGAAGGCCGAGGGGCGGATGACGAAGAAGGCAGCCCGCAGCTCGGCGAGCATCGCGATCAGGTTGCGGGTGAAGAAGTCCGAGTGCGAGTCGCTCATCAGGATCTGGATCAGCTCGCGGTCGAGCAGCACCGCGCGGCGCCAGTCGGCCACGTGGGCATAGCCCTCGGTCTCGCCCTCGCTCTCGACCACCGGCAGGCCCCAGAGGCGCGGCTGGCCCAGCACCGACGGGCCGCCAAAGAAGTAGCGCCCCTCGTTGTCCTGGAGCAGGTCGATATCCTCCCAGTCGTTGGGGTGCAGCACGTAGCCGGTCGGCGTGCTGCGGCCCACCGTGCGCACCTTCGTGCGGGCGCGGCGCAGCGTGGTCAGCAGGTCGGTATCCCAGGCCTGCGACTGGATGCCGGGCGTATTGCGAATGCCGGTGAAGTTATTCCCCGCTCCACTGCCGGTCATCATCTGGTCCTCAAGCTCCTCCTCCACGCCGTAGCGCAGAAACGAGTCGGCGTACATGCGCAGCTGGCCGGCGTCGGCCAGGACGCTGCGCGGCACGGCCACCCAGTGGGCGATGGTCTTCACGGTCGTGCTGGCCGGGTCGAAGTCCAGGCTGCTCTCGGGCTTGCTGCCCGTGCTGCCGCTGCTCGCGGTGGCGTCGGCAACGGGCGCGGCGTTGTTGACCTGGGTGCCCTCGACGACATAGTCGATCGCGTTGTTGGTGGTCGTGCCCGTGGTCACCAGGTCGCGGATGGTGAGCGGGCGGCCCGCATAGCCCGTGGCGGGCAGGCCGTAGAACTCGCTGCCGCCCACGTCGGTCGTCGCCACCAGGGCCTTGAGGCCGCCGGCGAAGGTGACACGGGGGGAGCTGCCGAACTTGGCCGAAGTGAAGCCGCCGCCGTTGGTATTCCGCTCCAGCCAGGTCTTGAACTCAGGGTCCTCAACGACGCGCTGGCCGGCGCTCTTCGCCCCCCGGCGCTCGTCACGATCGTCGCCCCCGCGCGGGTTGCCCGCGCCCAGGCCGTTGACGACCTTGCGCTGGTCAGCGTCGCGCTGGCGAAACGACTCGCGGGCCTGGCGCTGCTGATCGCGCTCGTCGCGCATCGTCTTGACCTGGCCCTCTAGCTTCTCGATCTCTTTGTTGTGGTCGACCACGGTCTGATACTCGGTCGTGGACAGCGCATCGTCGCCACCCTCGGCCTTCCGCGCGTCGGCGGCGTCGAAGATGATGCGCACCGCCTCGTGGCGGGTGGTGATGGCGCTCAGTAGCTCCTGCTCGCTGGGCATCGTTAGACTCCTAGATTGAGCAGGGCGATCCGCCGCTGCTGCCATTCGAGCCGGGCCGCACGCAGCGCGGCCCCGCTCACCTTCTCGGGCTCCGACGTGGCGATTAGGCCCTTCAGCCGCCCGGTGGCGGCCTCCAGGGCGGCCACCGCCTCCTCAATCTCCCGCACGCTGTTCGCCGAGAAGCGCCGCCCTTCCTTGACCACGCGCAAGGTGTGCAGGCCCTCCCAGCGGTCGGCGAGCTTGGCCACGGCAGCACGCACCGCGGCCTGCTCGATGATCAGCGGCTGGCCCTTCGACCCGTCGGCCGAGGTCGCCGGGTTCATCCCGTAGTTGACATCGCTCGTGTCGAAGAGGTCGGAGGCGTAGAGGTTGCGCAGCGGCATCGGCTGGCCCTCCACCTCCTCGTAGTCCCACTTCGTCGGCTCGTAGGCGTAGCTCATCTCGTGCAGGGCGCCGGCCTGGAGGCAGGCGAGCACCTCGTTGCCGCGCGGGGTGTCGAGGTAGGTGCGCTGCACGGCGACGCCGCCGGTGGCGTCGGGGGCGTAGAGCCGCACGGCCGCCGGGAGATCCGCCCGGGCCACCTCGAAGAGGCGGTCGATCTTGGCGATCGGCGGGCTGCCCGCGTCGTGCTGCCAGAGGTGCACGACCCGCGAGCGCCCGTCGGCGGTGAAGTCGCCGAACAGGCCGGGGTGCGAGCGGTCACCGCCGGCGTCGATATTGCCGTGGACAGCGAAGATGCCTGTCACGGTGCGATCCTCGATCCCCATCGTGAAGCTGGGGGCGACCTTGTACTCGCGCATGTCGGCTCCTGGGCGCACAAAAAGCCCCGCCTGCCGTAGCGGGGTGAGTACCCAGGTACGGGGCGGGGCCGGATCGAACGATCGGGCGTCTCGGTTATGGTCAACAGTATAGCACGGGGGGCAAACCCATACAGGTTACGGATTCTTTACGTCCTCTCCCGCTACCACCGCCCGCACCATCCCGCGGGCCTGGTTGAGCGCCTCGGCGTGGGCCGGGGCCTCGGGGACGGTGCAACGCTGGGCGTGGGCCTCCAGGAGCTGCGCCGCGCGCCGCAGCCGCTCGGCCGTGCGCAGCACGTCGCTGCGCGTCGCTGCGGCAGGGATGGATGGGATGACGAGGGCGCGGCGCATGGATCTACCTCTTCGATTGAGCGGCGCGGGCTGCCTTCCGCTGGCGACGGGTAAGCCGCCGACGACCTAAGCGATCAGCCTTCTCCCAACGGGTGACCATGCGCGGCTCCAGATATGGCGCAACATCGGCCATCTCCGCTAGGAACACGGCACGCTCCTCGTCAGTCAACGGGCGAGTGACGGCAATCCAGGGCATATCAGTCTCCGAAGTGCGGGGCGGCACACCTGACACAGTTCGGGTGCTGGAGCGGGTTGGCCTTGAACCAGGCCAGGGTCTGGATCGTGCCGTTGAGCTGGTTGCAGGCGTCGTCGCTATCCTCGCTGCCGCCGTCAAGGATCTGCACCTGGTCGACCCCGGCGTCGGTATAGCGCTGGTGGGTCGCCACGTTCTGCGCCGTGCCCAGCTCGGTGCGGGCGATGTTCCTGGCCCGCCCGGCGTAGCTCTGGGCCACCGTGGCGCGCAGGCCGGGCCGGGTGTCGTCGCCGCGCACCAGCTGGTCAACGCTCCAGCCCTGCTCGGCGCCGTACTGGAGCAGCTCGCGCACGGCTGTCAGGGTCGTGTCCGTGATCCCGCCGATGCGGTCGCCGGCCTGGGCCAGCGCGGCCACCACGGCCGGGTCGCTCTCATCGAAAGCCAGCTCCACATCGATCGCGCCGTTCCAGGTCTCCCAGGAGGCCTTGAGCACCTCCAGGGTGAACAGGCGGAAGATCCCGCCCAGCTCCAGCCCGTCGGCCGGCAGCAGCAGCTGGGCCGCCAGCGGCAAGCGCTTCTCGGCCCGCGCCTTGCCCACGTCCTCGGCCCGCGCCACCACCGTCTCGGCCAGGCCCTCGAAGAAGGCGCTGATGCGCGGCTCCATCTTCTTGGCCGCGGCCGCGCGCACCCGCTGAAGCGCCCGGGCGGTGCGCGCGGCTGCGGCCTTGGCGTCGTGAGCCTTGGCGTCCGGGGCGGGCAGGGCCTTGGGCGGCGTGGCCTGGCCGTCGATGATCTGGGCTGGCGCAACTAGGACCTGGGCGAAGGGCACGAGGTCGCGCGAGATCTGGACCACGAACAGGTCGCGCGGGTCGGGGTCGGTCGTGATGCCGAGCTGCGCCCGGCTCTCATAGAAGCCGATCAGGCCACGGTCGTAGCCGCCGTAGATGCGGTTCGCGCGCGCCGCCGCGTCCTCCTGGAGGGCGGCCACGCGGCCGAGGAAGTGCCGCACGCTCACGCCGTTGCCGAAGTCCGCGGCCAGGCCGCTCTGGATCGCGCTCTCGAAGCGCCGCCAGAGCGGGACGCGCGTATCGGTGGTGAAGCGGGCGCTGGCCTCCTCGCTGTTGGCGTAGGTCGGGTCCTCGCCCAGCCCGGCCACGGGAGAGGGGACCTTCATCACCGCGCAGATGTGCCGCTCGGGCATGTCGTGCAGGGCCGAGAAGTCAAGCTCCGAGGCGCTCAGGCCGAGGCGCTGGATGGTGGCGCCGGCCTCCAGGATGGCCACGCCGCCGCGGTTGTCGCCACCGTGCATCGTCGCCCACTCGGCCCGCATGCGCTGGCGCTCCGGGCCGGTGAGCGCCTGCTCGGCGCTCTGGGTGATCACGGTGCGCGGGATCGCGTCGTTGGCCAGCAGCGCCCCAACAAAGCGCGTCGCCTCATTCACCGCGTCGATATCATAGGCCGCCGCGAGGATGGGCGGCTGCGCCTTCCAGGGCGCGTGCGGGTCGACGCTCGGCCACTGGAAGTGGATCACGTCCGCTTTGTCGACGGGGATCTCCTCCCCGTTGGTCTGGCGGAACATGTAGTGGCTGACCCACGTTCCCGAGTTGTCGTCGAGGCCGTCGGCGTCGTCGACGGGCACGGCGCGGAACACCCCGTCGTGGTAGGGGCGCAGGCCAATCACCTGGCGCGAGCGGTTGCGCAGCTTGTAGATGTAGCAGTTGCCGCCGATTGCGGCCCAGGTGATCACCTGGGCCTTGAAGGCCACCTCGTCCTGATCGACGTTCGGGCGGAGCATCAGCTTGCGGATCGGGTGGTTCGGGATGGGCCGGGCATTGTCGTCCTCGCCGTCCCAGACCCACAGGGGCGGCTCGGGGAAGGTGAAGGCGTGGGCCTCCACGCAGGCGAAGTACGCCGCGGCGCGCTTGTAGCCCTGGTTCACCAGGCCTTGGAATGCGCCACTGAGCGCGGTGCGGGCGACCCAGGTCGGCATGTATTGCCACTGCATGCTCTTGCCGAGGAGCACAGCCACGGCGTAGCGGGCGCGCGTAAGGAGGCGCATTAGCTTGCCTTTCTAGCCTGGCTGGCGGCGTGATGCGCGGCAGCCTCCCTGGCCTCTCGCGCCGCCCGATCGGCCGCGTGCTCCAGACAGGTCAGGTCGGCGTCGCGCTGTACCTCGCGCGGTGCTCCGCTCAGCCACCAGGTGGCCGATGATGGCGTGGCGTTGGGACTCCAGTAGACGCGCCAGCCCGCTGCGCCCGGCGAGGTGTGTGGTGGCCAGCTCACACAGAGGTAGCCGCGCCGGGTGCTGATGTGGAAGCCGAACGACTGAAACGTAATCTTATGGCCGAAGAGACTCAACGGCGTCAGCGAGTGCCACACGGCCCAGCGCCGCGAGCGGTGGCCGCGGGCGCACAGGGCGAGGCGCATCGCATAGCGCGGCCGGTAGCGGGTCGTCACGCCCTCAGGCGTCCAGATGACCTCTTCCCACCCGCCCATCCACACCAGCCAGCGCAGCATGCGCAGCCAGGGCGGCCGGATGTCATGATACCAGTACTCGCCGTTGTATTCCGTAGTGCGCATCCCTACCCTCCCCGTCTAATGCGGCTCACGATATAGCGCAGCGCCGCGTGGTGGTGGTACTTCGACTCGTCGGCGATCGTCTCGGTGGGCTCGCCGTCGGCGTCGACCTGGCGGTGATAGTCCTGCAGGTCCCCGATCAGCCCGACCAGGTCGTCGAAGATAGTCAGCCCGCTCTTCTTGATGGTGGCGTAGACGCGGGCGATCTGGATCTCGACCTCCTTCACGTCGGGGCCGTTGACCGGCAGGGCGACCTCCTTGCCCTTCACGGTCCCGCCCTTGCGGAACTCCATGCGCCACTGCCCTTCGGACTTCGACCCGCCGATGCAGAAGGGCACCTCCGGCTCGCCCTCTAGGATGTAGTAGCTGTGCTCGGCGGCCGTGCGCTCGCCGGCGTGGTACTCGCGGTAGGCGTAGAGCCGCTCTGACCCTGGCTCCTCGGCGAGCAGGATCGCCGCCGTGTTCACGCCGCCGAAGTCGAGCCCGCAGTAGCGCAGCCAGCTCGCCGGGATGCGGAAGCGCGGGCAGGTGTGCACCGCCGTATCGAAGCAGTCGTAGATCAGCCCGGCCGGGCGCTCGTAAATGCCGCGGTAGCGCTGGTTGAACTTCCACACCGGCATCGCCGCCCGCAGGCGGTCGAACTCCTCGGGGCTGAACTCCGGGTTGTCGGTGCTGTCGAACTGGATCACGTCGATCTCAGGGTGGCGCCGCTCCGCCTTGACCCAGGGGTCGTAGAAGGTGCTCTTGAGCGCGCCCAGGTCGTAGATCGTCGTGGTGATGAGCAGCCGGCCGCGGGCGACGGCCACACGGGCCTGGGCCTCGTCGAGGATCTCCTGCGTGTAGTTGCGCGCCCCGGCCTCGTCGAGCCAGCCGGCCCGGGCGGTGGCCGAGGCCCAGCCGGTGGCGCTATCGGCCGAGCGCAGGATGATCCGGCCCCACATCGCGTCGTCGGCCCGCTCGGCCCAGAACTGCCCGGTGGTCGGGTCGCGCAGCTCGATGATGCGGTCGCCGCTCCAGTAGCGCCCCCAGCCCAGCCGCCGCTCGAACCAGTCGCGCAGGGCGGGCAGCATCTTCAGCTTGAATAGGTCGAAGGTAGCCGTGCCGGCGATGTAGTCATTGTTGCCGGCGGGGTCGGCCGTGCGCTCGATCTCCTGGCTCAGCCACATCGGGCCGTAGGAGGTCTTGCCGCCCTGCTTGCCAGCCAGCACGACCGTGAAGCGCTTCTGGCCAGCATGGGCGGCCCGCTGGCCGGCGTGGGCGCGCAGCAGCAGGCCGCCGGCCTCATCGTGGTCAATAAGCGGACGGCCGGGGGCGGGCTCGGCCAGGGCGACGACGGGCAGGCCGAAGGCCGCACGATCACGCTCCGTCTGATCGGTCGCCGCCGGGCTGGCCGGCCAGTCGGTCGCCGAGAGCGAAGGCAGATCGATCGAGGTATTCACCCAGGGTTGCCAGGTCGGCGGCTGATTGCCGGTCCAGCCAAGCGGGGTTCTTTGCCGCCGTGGCGATCGCCTGGGAGGCTTGGAGCTTTGCGCGAAGGAGGTCAAGGATAAGCGCTCCGATCGAGTGCGAGGAGGCCAGCGCCGGAACCGCGACGGGCAGATCCTCGGGTGCATCCGTGGATGCATAGGGGGGGGCGTCCGGATGCATGCCGGGTGCATCCGCATCCAGGCGCGAGGCCCAGCTCTTGACCGTGTTGCGGTTGAGTCGGTAGCGCGCGGCCACCTCCGCCGGTGTGTCGCCGTCGAGCAAGTCGGCAAGCGCGGCGGCCTTGATCTCCGGGCTGACGGTGGGGGCTGGCATGGGGGATCATCGGCTCCTCACGGATGGCGCCCGCTGGGGCGGGCGGGATGGATGGCCAGCTATCCGGTGTTCAGCGGGTCGTAGAACAGAATACGGTCGATAATATCCACGCGGGTCTCCAGGCGGGCCACGCGCGGGGCCTCGCCGACGGCGCGGGCCTCCAGGCTATCGAGGCGGGCGGCGAGCTCCCGAAGCTGCTCCCAGACCAGCGGCATGGCCCCCAGTGTGACCGTGAAGGCCTCGATCTGGGCGCGGCGGAAGAGCACGAGCGCCGCCTGGTAGGCCTCCTGGGCCTCCTGGGCCTCGCCGGCGGCCATCGCCTGCCCGCGGGCCTGCTCGGCATCCAGGATGGCCCGCCAGGAGGCCTTGAGGCGCGCGGTGATGTCGAGCAAGTCGCTCATCGTATCCTCAGATAGATCATCGCCGCGACGATGATCAGGGCCACGGCGACGGCGGCCAGCGCCCAGAAGATGCGGGACGTGCGGCGGTCGGTCTCCTGGCGCCGGGCCGCGCGTTCCGCCTGCTCCTCGGCGCGCCGCTCCTTGCGCTCGGCGCGATCCTCGTCGAGCCGGGCCAGGATCGCGGCGTGGGCGCCGGTCTCCAGGGCGGCCAGCCGCTGCTCGTGGCTGCCCACCTGCACGTCGAGCGCGGCGCGATGCGTGGCGATGCGCGCGTCGGCCATCGAGAGCACGGTGCTGTCGCCCTCGAAGACCTGGTTGCGCACCTGGGAGATCGCCCCGCTCAGCTGCGTGATCTGGGTCTGGGCGATCTGCTGCAGCTCGACCACCTGGGCGATCCGGCGCTCGAGCTGCGCGATCCCGTCGAGGGCGTCGCGCAGGGGGATCAGCGGCTCAGTCGTCATGGTGCGGCGCCCCCACGTAGACATTCACCGTGATCACGTCGCGCCCGGCCACCGGCCCCACGGTCAGATCGCCCAGCTGGGCCTGGCCGAGGTCGAGCACCGCCTGGCGCAGCTCGGGAGTGGCGCTGAGCGCCGGCCCAGCCGCCTCGGCCGAGAGCACCCCGCCGGCGACCGCGCCGAGGATGCGGTCGAGCAGCGGCGCCCGCGTGTCGAAAGCGGTGGCGACACCGGCGGCGTTGCGGGCCAGGCTAAGCGTGACCTGGTCGCCGGCCAGGGCCGCCGCGATCAGCAGGCGGTAGGGCTCGCTCACCGGCGTGCCTCCCCCAGCAGCGCGTTCGCCGTGTCGGCGATGCGCGCGCCATAGTCGTCGCCCGGCACCGCCCAGCCCGCCCAGTCGCGCCGGGCGCGGCCCAGGTTCACGGGGTTGTGGGCGGCGCCCAGGGCGCGCAGCGTCGCCACGCTGCCCCACAGCTCGCTGGGCAGCGGGCGGCAGGCCTGCGCCCAGCGCGCCAGGGCCTGCTGATCGGGCGTGCCGCTGATGCCCTGGGTGTAGAGCAGCAGCCGGCCGAGGTGCGCCCGCACGGCATATTCCCAGCTGGGGAAGCTCAGGCCCTCGGCCCAGCGCCCGTCGGGCCGCTGCGCCCAGGTCCCGATCGCCACGCCGTCGACGACGCGGCCGATGCTGGCCAGCTTCGTCGGCTGCGTGCGCCCGGTCACGCCGAGGCCGGCCGGGTTGCGCCGGGGCCGCTGCGCCCACCAGGAGCTCAGCGGCCACCAGGAGCCGCCGGGCTGCTGCGCGCTTGTCTCATGCACCGCCTGGGCCCAGGCGAGATCGGCGTTGAGGCCGACGCTGGCGGCGTAGCGCCAGTAAAACGTGGCGATAGTGCGAAGGTCGTAGAGGATGTAGAGGCTGCCGCGACGGATCACGGCCATGGCGGCCTGCTCAGCGCTCAGCGCGGCCGACCCGGCCAGGCCGCTGAGCTCGGTGTAGGCCCGGGGCGCGGGCGCCCCGGGCGGCAGGGGCGTGGCCAGCTGACGGGCGAGCTGGGCGCGCACCCAGGCCATATCGATCGCCCTGCCCGGGCAGCTCTTCGGCGAGAACTCATGGTGGGCGCGCACCGTGCCGGCGTCGGCCGACAGCGACCGCCAGCGCAGCAGCGCCGCGCCCGCGCCCAGGGCCAGGGCGGCCACCTCGGCGGGCCAGGGGGCGGCGTCGTAGTCGCCGACGATCTCCAGGCCCCAGCTCCAGCTGTTGGCGCTCCCGGCGTGGACGCCGGGCAGGTTGAGCGGGGTGAGCTGCCAGATGCCGTCATCGGCGGGGTTGGGCGCGCCGGCGACGATCAGGAGGTGCGGGCCGGCGTCCCAGCCCTTGGCGGCGTAGAACTGCGCGAGGTTGGCCATGCTGGCCTGACCACGCCACTGCGCAGCCGTGGGGCGCCAGGTATGGTGGTAGACGACGCCGACCGCCCAGCTGGCGATCTGCGGGTCATAGGCCGCGAGGTGGGCCTCGAAGGCGGCGAGGGTGGGCCAGTGGCGGATGTCGGCGGCGAACGACATCGGGGGAGCTCCCGGGGTTGTGGTAGGTAATCGACCTGGGGCGCGCGGTGCATGACAAACGACTTCGAGGGCCTTACGCTTGCCGCGCGCCCCGAAGTCGTACCGAAAGTATAGCACAGGCGATCTACCGGTGGAGATGACAGATCGATTATCGCCCACCCGCCCCGATCACCACTGCGCGCCCAGCTTCTCGGCGGCGGCCCGGAGCGCCTCATCGCCGCGCCGATCATAGCGCGCCGTCGTCGCCACGTTGGCGTGGCCGGCCAGGCGCGCGGCCATGGCGATATCCACGCCGCGGTCGAGCAGCTGCGAGATGTAGGTGCGCCGCAGGTCATGGGGTGTCGCTGTGGGGATGCCGGCCTCGGCGCAGCGGCGCAGCAGCACGAAGCGCACCGCCGCCGGCGTGAGGCGTCGGTCGTCGAGCAGGCGGCCGGTGCGCGAGATGGCGACGAAGAGCGCGCGGGCCGAGGTGTGCGCGCACACCTTCCGCCACACCCGCACCAGCTGGGCGGCAGCGTCGTGCAGGTAGACCACGCGATCCTTGGCGCCCTTGCCGCGGCGCACCTGCACCCGCACCTGGTCGCCCTCATCGATGAGGTCGCGCCGGTCGAGGGCGCACAGCTCGGCCCGCCGCAGCCCACCGGCGACGCCTACGGCGATGATCGCCGCGTCGCGTCGGCCGCGCGGGGAGGCATCGGCCGCACAGGCCCGCATGAGCGCGCTGAGCTCGGGCCGCGGGAGCATGCGCCCGCGTGCCGGGGCCTCGCCGCGCACGCGCGGGATATCGACCAGCTGCGCGTGCTGATCTGAGGTGAGCAGCCCCAGCCGGCGGCAGGCCAGGAACACGCCGCGCAGGGCGGCCAGCATGCGGTTGGCGGTGGCGGGGGCATAGCGGTCCACCAGGCGCGCCCGCAGCGCCGCCACGTGCGTGTAGTGCAGCTGCGCCCAGGGCAGGCTGAGCGGGTCGCTGTGGCCGAGGATCGCCGCCAGGGCCTTCAGGGCGGCGCGCTGCGTGGGCTGCGAGCCCTCGGCCAGGCTGGCCAGGTAGACCGCCGCCGGCGACGGGGGCGGCGGGCGCCGGGCCAGGGGCAGATCTGACCCTTCCGAGAACAAGAGTTCTCGATCCTGTCGCGTCCTGATGCGATCGGCGAGACGGCTCATGCGGGGCTCCCGGGGGGAAGGGGCGACGGGCAAAAGCCAATATTTTTGGAATTTGCCCCTGCTGATCGCCACGGCCCCCACTGATGCAGTGGGGGCCGCTGACACAGGGCTATGGTAGCACGGGGGTCAAGGGGGGGGGGGACGCGCCGACGGCCCGAGCTTTCGCCCGAGCCGCCTGCGCACCACGCAACCTCGTCTCTGTTTGCGGTGCTCCTTCGCGTGTAGATATAGGCCGGGGGACACTCCCCCGGCCTGCCTCCCGCCGCAGGACGGCGAGGGGCGCGGCGGGCGATGCTAGGCGTCGGGCTTGCGGCGCTGCCGATCCCTGACGATGAGGGCGACGGCGAACGAGCTGGCGATATCGGCTATGGTATCGGCTATGGTTGCCGTGTCGTCGCGCTGGGCGGGCGTAGAGGCGCCCTTGAGCGCGGCCAAGACCTCAGCGATGGCTCGCCGCTCCGGGGCGAAGAGCGCGAACAGGGCGCTGTGCTGGTCGCC